ATATGATCGGAGTATCATATAGTTTATTAACCAATAATAATTCTGATATTATCAAGCATAGGAGGGCGGTAGAATCTAAGCCACCTGACATATAGACTCCTATTTTATCGGCTGTGTTGAGTTCATCGACATTCTTGAACAGTTCAAATTCAAGTTCTGTTTGTAATTGTTGTGGGCCAAGTACTAGTTTCATAGACGCTTTCTGCCACCGAGTTGCCAACCCTCTGCTAACCAAGTGTCAAGTGTGTCACGTTTAACTTTCTTTTCAATACCGTCTTTGTTTATGGAGACATTACCTAAATTAGATTTACGCACATTATCAGCGTGTCCTTCTTTCTTTTTTATACCCTTTCCACCTGCACTAATAGCAGCACGATGTTCTTCACTTTGTGGACCTTTGGGTTTTCCTTTTGAGGCTAGACTTTGTTTTAGTCTAGTTTCTTCGCTATGGCGATACCCGACCCTAGATTCTTTCCATTTTTGAATAGCTTCTTCAGTTTTTGCAGGACGATTTAGGGCCGCTTTAACTAAATTCTCACGATGTTGATCCGTTATTTCAACTCCGCCTTTATTCCAAGGTGTAACCCCTTTCATTCTTTTACTATGAATCTTTGAATGCTCTAGTCTATACCTTTCGTATACTCTAGATGTGATTCTAGTATGATACCGTTCTTGATTTTTGTTTTCAGCTTTCATACCGCGAAGAGCATAAATCATCTTTGATCGATAATCACCGTCGGTCATTTTGATTAATAGCCAGTGACAAATAAAATGTTCCCTAGCAGTAATGTATACTAGATTACTTTTTTCGTCGGTGCCACCTATTGATTTAGGTAGGATATGATGTCTTTCTCTACCTTTCTTGCGCTTCCAGTTTCTAACGACCGCATTTTCGATTAATTTTTTGTACCAGGTGTTGTATTTGTTTTCTATAAACATAGCAGTATTTATGCCAGAACTTTACATTCTAATAATTTACAGACAAAAGAAAAGGGACCTAAGTCCCTTTTCTAAATCGTCTCCTAAATAAGAATGATTCTTATTGGAAGGTGAGATTTTGTACAGCTATTTCTCCAACATAGTCAGCCGCATTACCAAACGAACTTGCGGTGTTAGTTAATTCGATGTACCCATAACGAGTCATAAAGCTAACTACTGGTTCGAACGAGTTCGGATCAAGTACAACACCGCTTGACATCAATGGGATGTATGGGCAGTAGAATGCTGCTGCGTCAGTCTCACTTGAACCCTTGTAACCAACCAATACAGGCTGGGTGTCTGGGGCATATGAGTTGACGAATACGCGCATTGCACCATTCAATGTACCAACAAACTTAGTGTTAGTTGGAGCTTCGAAAGTGCCTTCAGTTGTTCTTGCGAATGCTGAAGTTGTTGCTGACTGTAGAACAGTCAATGATGCAGGTGATACAACAGCCCAGTTACCAGCACCGCGACGAGTGCGCTGTGCAATCAAGTTTGCAACACGGTTGATTAGAACAGCTAGTGCAGCGTGTTCGTCACCAACATAAGTTGCTGTACCTGATACAGTTGCCTGGTTGTAAGTATATTCAGTTGAAGCTAGAGTTGCTAGCGACAATAGAATTTCCTGATCAATTTCAGCAGTGATTTCTTGTGCAAGTGCTGCCATGATCTCTGCTTCAACATCGATGCCGTGCTGTGACTGTGCGTCCTGTGCGGCTTCGAATGTCCAGCGAGCCTGTAGCTTACGTGACTTGGCTTCAACAGCCTGACGTAGAATCTGTACAGAAATCTGCTTTCCGCCATTACCTTCTAGTGATGCAGTATCGGCACCAGTGTAGTAGTTGGTTTCAGTTGCATTCAATGGAACGCGAGAGTATGCCTGTGCGATCTTGAATGGACTTAGAGCTTCTTCACCAGCTGTTACTGATGTTGCTGCTGCTGAGTTGTCAGTCAAGCTGTTAGCATAGCGAACACGTAGAGTGTGAATCTGACCAACTGGGCCGGTCATTGGCTGCACACCAACTAGTTCGTTAGCAATAACAGTGGGCATAACACGACGAATTACTGGAAGAATAACGCGATTTAGAGTTGCGATATTACCAGCAGTAGTAGTGCCAGCTGAAGATTCAGCAAGCAACTGCTTCTTTGTATTTTCGAGCAATACGTTCATCGTTGAACGACGATTGCCCTTTAAGCCTTCTAGCAGGGCGCCTTTAGTTTCGTCCCAACGGCTTTCTAAGAGTACCTTTGACATTTTGTATATTCTCCTAAACTATATGTCTTTATTAAAGCCCTGCTAGACGCTTGAGATCGATTACATTGTCTTTTTCTGATGTATCGATTTCTTGAGTCTTAGCAGATTTATCACCGGTTGCTTCTGCAATGACTGATTCAGTAAGTGCCTTCTTTGCAGGGGCCTTTGCTTCTGAACCGGTATTGAGAACTGCCGGTAAATACTTGCTGAAAGCATTCTGTAACTTTGCAGTTTGAACGCTTTCGAGTAAAGTCTTCATTACTTCGGCCTTTTCAGCGTTAAGTGTTGATAATAGATTACCCATTACCTGTTCACGCTGAGCTGATTCCTTAATAATTCTTACTTCACGATCCTTTGATTCTACAAGCTTGTTGACTTCCGCCAATTTTGCTGTAGCTTCTGCTAGCTCGGCGTCTTTTGCATTCAATGCCTTTACAATATTGCGAGTTTCTGCCTTATCATTTAGATAAGTGACAGAGAATTCGCTAGCAAAGGCTTCGAATAATTTACGTCCGAAATTGTTTTCTCTAGCAGACTGAATATCTTCCTTAAGTTGTGATAGTTCACCCTTAAGACGAGTGCTGACAACGCTAACAACTTTCTTAGCACTTTCAGTGACAAACTTGTCCTTGAGTGCTTCGATTTGTTTGCGTCCTTCAGCAACGAGCTTGACCTTAGCTTCAACCACTGCTTGTCTATCCTGTGAGAATTCTTTAATTTCACGGGCTAGGGCATGAACAACGAATTGTTCTAGCTTCTTTTGGTTTTCCAACTGAAGCTTGCGATCGGCACGTAGCTCTTTGATTTCTTCAGCTAACTTAGTAACCATGAAATCATTGAACTTTGATGCGCTTTCGCGTAGTTGAATCTGCTGCTTAACGCGGTCTTCGTTCATTGCTGCTCTTTCATTTTGAAATTCTGCAATTTCTTCTGAAAGATTGGCAGTAATCATCTTGTCGAGTGCTTCTACCATAACGCTACGGTCATGTTCGTAACGCTGTGCGAACTCTTCGTGGAGTTCCGCACGTACTTGTTGGCGTGCTTCGTTCAACTTAGTTTCCCAGGCTTCGTTTAGCTGTTGCCCGATGTCTTCGTTGATGAGGCCGCTGTCAAGTAATGGCTTAATAGCATCTAACATGTGCTTACATCCTCTATTTAATTTTTAGTTCTTTGATAAGGCGTTTTACTTCCTCACCTAAAAACTTTTGGACTTTTTTGTCGCCCTGAGCGTCCTTAGCAATCTCAAGCATTTTATGACCGTGCTTCATGTTCATGAGACTTTCATAAATTGCTTTAGGATATGCGTTTGGTGCGCTTGGTTGAGCAACTATATCTACAGTGATTATTTCAAAATCACTGACACGGCCGTCTAGGTCGTTAACGTTTCCGCTACCGCGACTAGATACGCCTAGTTTGACGCCACTCTCCAACATAGTTTTTACTAGTTGCCCCATTGGAGTTGGCAGAATCTTTAATTTACCGAAGCCATTTGCTCCGTCCATCCACATGCTTGTGATCATATGGCTAACACGATCTAAATTAATCTTTAGGTCATCTGGGTGATCAACTTCACCCAAGACTGAATAGCCTTCGTGGATTTGCTTGTTTAGTGTTTCTACTGCGGTCTCTATTTCAGAAACGGGGTAAACACGCTCATTCGCGTTCTTTACCCCACCCTGAATAAAGATACCCTTCATGTAGAGTGTCTTTAAGGTGTCGTCGCCTTCTTTTACGGACTCGACTACCATTCCTGCCCTATCAAAGGTCAGATTTTCTCTAAGATACAAAGCCATTGTTCTCAGATTCCTTTTAACGAAGAACCTTTCTAGCAGGCTTCTTCGACTCTGCTACTGGGCTCTTCTTGTTTGAGCCATCGTCACCGTGCTTTGGCTTTGGTGCGCTATCAAGATCTACTGACTTCTTGCCAGGAACGTTCTTGAAGCTACCTGCACCAGGTACTGACTTCTCGCCCTTTGAGTAAGCATTGCTTGGACCCTTAGGACCAGTTGGCGCTGACTCGGTTCCGCCTGCAAAGTTCACGGGCTTGCTGTCCATGCCAGTCTTGCCTGAATTTGCTGCAACAGGGCTCTTCTTCTGTACGCCATTGTCGCCGTGTGTTACAGAAACCTTCTGAAGCTGAATTGCTTCAGCCAGGGCTTCCTCTTCTTCGTCGCTCATGTCGTCCATGTCGTCCATGTCGTCCATGTCGTCCATGTCGTCCATGTCGTCCATGTCGTCCATGTCTTCTTCACCTGCCATACGCTCTTCGAATGCGGCTAGTAGTGAATCTAGCTTGTCCTTGATATCAAGAACAGCGTCTTCTACATCTGCACTGTCAACGCTTTCTAAGTCGTCATGATCACTTTCGAGGTCGTGAGTTAGTTCGTCACCGGCTTCTTCGGCTTCATCGTCAAATTCGATGTCGCTTTCATCTTCTTCAGTAACGCCTTCTTCTTCAGCATTGATTTCGTCTAGCATGTCAGTTACCTGACCAGCTTCAAGCATATCTTCTTCCATTTCTTCGGCCATAATTGACTCAAAGATTTCGCGTGACTTCTCAACAACGATTTCGTGGAAAAGCTCGTCTGCTTGCTCAACATTTTCATTAATTACAAGATTAATGAGTCTTTCGTATTTCTTGATGTCCATTAGATTTTTCTCCTGATACAAATGGCTTTGTATAATTACTTATTCCAGCCACAGTAAAAGTACTCAATAAGTGCTACTTTTTTGAGTTTTTAGTTAGACTATACTATTTTTGATTAGAAACCGGGAGCGCCGGTTTGAGCATCTGCCGGCTTAGCGCCGTATTGTGTCTTTACTTTCTTTAGATACAGCTTGTTTTCATACTGTCTAACATCTAACATGCGACGAAGTTTGCGAATTTGCTTTAATGTTAACTTAGTTTTTCTAGATGTTCGGTACACAGGTTTGCTATTGTCACTGTTGACATCTTGTAGTCCCTGTATTGGAGTATCAAACATTTCAAAAAGTTGCATAATAATATTTATCTTTTATATTTGCATTGCGCCGGCAGCACTGCCGCCACCACCGCCTACCGGGCCTCCAGCTGCTGCCGCTGCGCCACCACCTTCAGCTCCGCCTACCGGGCCTGCAACTTCAGGACCTTCTTCTGGTGCACCTTCTGCATTTTCAAGTTCATCCGCTGTGCCAGCATCTGCATCAAAGTCTCCCGTAGATACACCTACACTGCGTAAGTCAGAACCTGATACCTCTGCAGCAACTTCTTCTTTATTCTCTTGTTCCCAAAGTTTTTCATTTCTCTTGATCTCTTCTTCAGTCAATCCTAAGAAACGCTCTAACGCAAAACGCTTAGAGATGTAAGAGAATCCTTCCATAGATTGAAAGGTACTGACTCTAGCAGTGTCTAGTTCGCTTTGACGATATGCAGCAAAATTCTGCGGTGGATTGAATTCTAACTGAAATAAACTTGTGTCAATGTTGAACCCTCTCCAACGCAAAAACAATTTGAATTCTTGATCAAGCTTCATGCAAATGTAATTCTGTAGTCGTTCGCAATACTGATTGAAGCGAAATTCTTGGATCATCGCAGTGCCTACTCTACCATCAGTCAATGGAGTAGCGTTATCGTCTGGTCCAGTTGGTAGATACGATGACGGAACTCGTAATCCACGCGCTAGCCTGTTGTTGAAGTACTTTAAGTCATCAATCTCGCCCAAGTTCTGTCCACCGGGTAAGACTTCTACTGACGAGCCGCGACCTTCTGCTGTAACAGGGAAGAAGTAATCTTCGTTCATTGATAATGGGTTATAGGTTGCATCTACAATAGACTGTCCGCCATACAAAGATGGAATTCTGCGTTGGTGAATTTCGTTCTTGACACGCTCAACAAACGCCATAGCTAAATGTGAAGGCATGTTGCCGACATCAATCTTGAACATTCTGCGCTCAGGTGCGCGTTGCACTCTATAGATTAGAACAGCATCTTCAAGTAGTTCTTTCTGCTTATAAACTTTAAAGACATTTTCAAGAATTGACTGACCGAAAGGCCAAAATCTATCTAGCCCTTCAGTCAGTGACAAGTGAACAACATGTTTTGCATCAACTGCTGATTCACTCTGTCCTAGTGTGAAGCGAGATCCAGTCGTATTGTATGGCATTGCAGGAACAGTATAAGGGGTGTTGGTTCCTCCACCGGAACCACCTAATCCCGTAGCCGGGTTTGCTGCAAAGTCTGTATTAGTCTTTTGAGCTACAGATAGATTCTGTAGATTAATGTTAATGTCCTTGACAACATACTGCTCTGGTTTCTTGCCTTCGCTTTCGTTAACGATGACTTTGATCACCTTCACCATATCAACCCAGTACAACTTAAAGTTTTCTGGATCACGCACAAATACTTGATCACCATACTTGATTACATTACGAAAGATCTTAAAAATACGAACATCGAACTCATTCAGTTTACACCACTGCTGTAGTTGCTTGCCCAGTATATCCACTTCATGGGGTGTAGGATCATCTTTAAATTCGAATGAGAATGGAGTCTTATTATGGTCGTTTCGTTGAGTAGAGAACTCGGCAATGATATCTAGACATGCATTGATTTCAGCATCAACATCCATCATTTCATATTGGTTATAGCGTTCGATTCTGTTTGGATGACCTGTATAGACTTCTGGAAGCCTAGACATATAGTTCTTATACCCGAACTCAGTGTTATTAAATCCGCCATCTGATACGGGTGAGTTGTTCCAAGCACCGGCATTGCTATTAAGTCCAGAAATCGGGCTTGAAACACCGCTCTTGTTTAAAAACTTCTTCTTATATGACATGGACTGGCTCTCTTATCTATACTCTATTTAGTTTACATGCGAACATAGTTCAACATTTTGCTTTGTGTGTCGTGACTGTTCTCTAGTACGTCAATTACTACATCCAGCTTTTTCTTTAGAATTTCGGTTAATTCCATATGGCGCCCTGTTATAGCTCCTAAATCTGACTTTTTATCACCTGATGATGTGTTCTTTTCGCGTCCTTCAATCGCAGCGCGATTTTCGGTTGCGGACTCTGCTGGAGTTTTTGACATCTTCATTAACACCGAGTTGGGATTAAGTTGTGATACTAGCTCTGACGCTCTACCTGCAGAGGGCTGTGCAATGTTTCCACCACCAACTTTCGTCATCAATTCTGCACTGCTTGCACCAATCGTAGATGACATTGCTGATAGCTCATTTGACGAGCTAAATGCAGTTGCTGAGGGTAAACTTTTATCGATTGATGCGACTGCTTTGGTAACGGTGGCTGAGGCTGCGCTTGCGGCTGCGCTTGCAGACGGCCCACCTTTTCCGCCGTTATTTCCACCAGGGGCAACTGATGCGTTAGCATATTTGCTAAATGCATCTGCATTCTTTTCCATGTTTGGACCAAAATTCATTTTAGAGAATTTAGCAAATGCTTCTATTGGACCATCTTGTCCAAAAAGTTTGTTGAATCCTTTTCCTATCAGAGAGCTTACTGCATCTAGTACACCGGGCCCGCCTTTATATTCAGCTAATGCACTAGCAAAGTCCTTAAAGGCTAATGCATTGTTTTTGACTAATGCTGGATTTATGCCTGACATTTTAGCAAATTGTTCAAACTGCTCTATTGGTGGCTTGACCCCAAAGAACTTTGATACGCCATCTGCAAGAGCAGCTCCGATTGCACCTATTGAGCCGTAGCCTTTAAAAGATGCCATTGCTTCTGAAAATACAACAAAGGATCGTGCGTTGTTCTCGACTTTAGTTTGATCAAGATCAATGCTCTGAAACTCTCGTAACTCTCTTCCAACTTTTTGAATTGGAGACTCTTTACTGAATACACTGAATAGATTCCCAATAGCATCAGTAACTTTTCCTGCACCTAATGCAATAAGTCCTACACCTAACCCAGCCATGCCTTTACCAGCTTTTTCTAAATTGTCTCCGTTTACACCATCAAACGATTTCAACCCCTCAGCAAGAGAAGGTAGTGCCTTACCAGTGATCCACGCTGCACCTGCAATTCCAGCACCAATTAAAGTAATTGCGGTGCCTATTGCCGCAGCACCTAACACAATTTGTGGCGCGGCTTTTCCTGCTGATGCGAGTCCTTGCGCTATACCTTGTAGTACTGCGGCAATGATGTTTCCGCCCACTTGCCCAAGCTTTTGTAATAGCTCTAGGCCTTTATCTGCGGCACCACCTGCTCCTTTTGATAATTTATCCAATACACCTGAACCACCTGTGCCACCGGCACCACCTGCTCCTTTTGATAATT